TTCAGCAGTTTCAACCGGCTTTCCGTCCAGGCTGACAGTAATGCTGCCGTCCGGGTGGTCGATGCGCAGGATATTGCCGCTGTCGTCCATTTCCGGCATGTCAACGCCGTCTTCAGCTTCAATGATTTGAATATCGGCAGCTTCCGGCAGCGGCGCGGCTGGGGCGGCTTCTTCACGGATATTGGCGCTTAGGCCAGGAACGAGGGGCATGATTAGGCGTCCTTGCTTTCCGGCAAAGTAACCAGTGCGCCCTTACCATACAACAACCAATAATGGGGAG